TTTCAACATCAAATTGTTTAACATTTGTTGAATAAGGACATTATTGTTTATGTCTTCTTTAACAGGATCTTTGTCAATTTCTTTTTTAACAACTTCGCTAATTAAAGGTTGGTAAGAATAAAGCACCAACCCCACAAATAATAGGATTAGAGCTATATTTTTCATTTTGCGTAATTCTGATAGTATTGATTTTATATTGTTCATTACATTAAAGGATTTTCAACTATTTTTGGTTCGTAAACACTCAAAGTTAAATCTTTAATAAATACAAGTTCTGAATTTAATTCGTCTAAATACCATAAACCTAGACAATAGTAGTACTCAATTTCTGATATTATCCAATTGTTATTTAAATCTTGAATAGGATTGAAATAACTATCCGTTTCAAAAGTTTTACCTAGTAAAATATCTTTCTGTAATTCTGTTATAATTGCTATCATACTGCCCTGCTTAATGTTGTTTGTAAATTATCAATTAATGTCTTTAAAATATTCATTTCGGATATTGTATAGTTTTCAACAAGGCCAGCTCCTGCACATTCATTCAATGCATATAAGTCATTTGAACCAGCACGGTTGAATAAATTCAAAGGCAAAGATGTTGGTACTTTATCGGCGAATGCTGTTACTGTACCACCTCTATAGTGAGCTGTTACATCGTTTCCAATTCTGTTTACAGCGTAAAAACCTAACCGTTGAACTAAAGGCGACCTTACGTAGGCAAAAACACTACTATTCATTGAAAAATAACTCTCGCCAGTGATGAATATAACACTTTGAGATGACGATGCACTATTGTATGCTCCAATGTTGCACTCAAATCTATTGGTATCTGTCCTGGCGTAAAAAAACATCCCAGCATTTCCAATCGGAGGTGTATAGTAAGTGTTCGCAAACCCATTTGTTCCATTTGGCAATGCTCCATTTGAGCTAAACGTAATTCCCCCATTAAATTGCAACCTAAACGCAACATCTAAATCCCTAGCATCCATAAAGTTATATTTACAAGTCGTGCTAGTTCCGCCAACCATCGGATATATTGCTTTTGTTTTAGTGTCTAAACTATTTGAAATCAAACCTAAATCAAACGTGTTTAAAGCATTTAATATAGTTGGGTCGGTTATACCCGTTGCAGTTGCGAAGGCTGTTGTTCTTGCTGTGTAACTTGATACAACAGCCCTATTCATACTATTTATTAATGAGTAGTACATTATGCTTGTATATTATATCCAACAATATCCCATTTTGAATCAGTTGAATTGTAAATTATCCCTAAATATAATGTTTTTGAAATTACCGTTGTTGTTGGTAGAGTAACTCCTATTGCTCTATAATTAGTATCAAATGCAATTGTTCTAGCAGTTGCGTTGTCCTTAATTCTAATCATTAAAGCCTGTCCCTCTGTAAATGTACCCGTTGGATTTGCCAAAGTTAATCCTACTGCTTGAGCTGTTATAGTTACTAAATCATTAGTTGAAACTGGGGTTACCGTAGCTGAACTAGTTACTGTTTGAACTCTAGCGTTTAAGAAAGTTTGATCGCCCGTATTCGTTCCGCTTGTATTACCTATTGTGGTTAAATTTGCATCTGTTACATAACGTTTATTTAGACTATCCGCTATATCCGCAGTTGTTATTGTTTGTAATACCCATACTGCGGTTGACGTTGTTACATCTGTGCAAATATATAAATCTCCATTGTCTAATATCCAACGTGAACCAACAATAAAACCTTTTGTGTTGTCATCAGTTGCACTCGGAGTAGTTGTAAAATTGTGGCTTACTTCTCTAATAGTCGTACCGCCGTCACCCATTACATATAATCTACCAGCTTCCCATTTTAACTCATATCCAATTGAACAAACTTGAGCAATACCCTTTGCACCACCATAGCCAGCGTCAATTGTACCCTTTCTTAATGTAGATGTATTGTCAAATAATACACCAACTGCACCCGTAAATGCAATATTATCAGTAGTTGTATTACCAACCGTTGTGACATCCTGTAAATCCTGGGCTACCAAACCACCTATAAACGTATCTACTAAATCAGGAACAACCGCAGTTATATAAGTGTCAACCGCTTGCGTTGTTGGATAAAGTGTATCATTTATAGTTGTGAAATCAGTTACTTTATTATCAACATCTTCAGCATTTAATGACTCCAATGTCTGATCGCCAGTATTTATTCCACTTGTATTGTCAAGTTTTACTTTGTCTTCTGCATTAAGTAAACCAGCTTCTATAATTGTTGCTTGTGGAATAGTTACATCCGAACCTGTAGAAGATTCAATCTTAAAACTTGTACTTGTTTTTGTGCTTAACGATAAATTAGTAGTAGATGTTAACCCAGCATCAATAAAGCCTCTAATTTCAGCAACCGTAGTTTCATTTACACCACCATAATCAAGGTATGTATCTTTGTTTTTTTCGTGTGCTAAAACAGTAGGAAAAACATCATTCCATTCAGCACTACCCTCAATAGGAGTAACACCAGTTGAAATATCAGTTGCAATCCATAAACGACCATCATACGTTGCAAATTCATCAACCAAATAGCTTCTTTCAACATCGTAAATTAACGTTGGGTCATTTGCCTGACTTAATGAAATAAAATCGTTATAAATGTTTATGAAATTACCGTCAATTTCGGCATTCGTTAACGTATCATCTTTGTTAATTAACGGTAAATTATCCGTTTCTCTTAGTATTAAATTGTCTGTATTCATATCTTAAGAACCTATATTTCGGATTTTAATCCCATTTGTAAATTTAGCATTATTTTCGCACTTAAATAGTGGATATTGTGTCTTATTTCGTTCTAAGAATTTAATTATATTTTCTTCACAAAATGTAGCACCTGAACGAGCCTGAGTAGATAGTCTCATAATCGTTTTTTCGTCAACCTTTTCGCTATATTGATTTGTCTTAGCTACCATTCCCGTAGCTGTTGAAATTACACCACTATTTACCACATATCTTGCATAAGTTGAATAAACTAAAAATTGTTTAATACCGTCTAGATAATACTTTTCATTTTGATATGTATATTCGCCACCATTAAACAATAAACTATATTTAGTTAGTGAGGGTAAAGCTATGAAATCAGCTATTAAATCAAGGTAAAAAGTATCTCCCAACAATTCCCTTAAATCAAAGTTTTGAGCTTCTAAAATGTATGGGTTTAACTGTTTACTTTCGTTTATATTTAACGAAATAGACTTAACCGCTTGTATGTTTGCGAGTGTTATTATTTTTGTTGTTATCATAGTGCTAACATTTGATTTACTTGTTCATCTGAAAGTCCAAAAAGAACTTTTAACGTACCTTTTTTCTGTTCTAAATTTAATAAAGGGTCTGAAAGTATAGATGTCAACGCTTGTGTACCACCGACACCCAATGTTACCGCTAATAAAGTAGTATCCGCTTTTAAATCAGTTGCTTCTTCGTCTCCATTTGCTACCCTAATTTCATTCTTAGTATAATAACTAAGGTATTCAGGTGCAATTGATTTTGAATATTTCAATGGTAAAATTGAATAGTCTTTTGATGGGCAAATATCATAGTAAAAATTAGTGAATATTTCAGTTAATATCTCTTCAATTACTAAACGGTCATCTGAAGTTACACCATTATAATAGTCGAATGCATCTGAAATCTCTTTTGATGTTCCCAAAGAACCTTGAACACGTAATAATAAAACTGGCGGAATTAAGAACATTTTTATAATCGAATCTCTTGACGAATTTTCCGTATACTCGTAAAGACCATCGTAATTTTGAATTTCAATTTTCTTTAATTCAATTGGACTTTCATTATTTGCCTTTTCAACAACTAGCAATCTTCCAGCACCTTCACCACCTTGAAAATCACGCAAATTTTGGTCGAATAATTCGCTATCCTCATCACTTTCAGACTCACCAACTATAAGCAAATGACTAGCCAAAAAGTTATCTGTTGCCGTAGAATGTTTAAATTTCTTTAGTTGTGCTTCCGTTAGCATATCTTCCAAAACAGCATCAAATGGAGTTAATGGATATTCATTAATCGGCGAATAGTACACCTGACCTTTGTAATTTTCCCAACCACCACAATCTTCAACTTCTTGTTCAACATTTGAAGGATTGTAAGCATTAATATAAATGATGTCGGTCTTATCAAACTTTTTATGCTTAGTCATTCCCCAGTCATCGTATACTTCAATCATTCCAAAGCGTGCATCACCATCAGGAACTAATCTACAAAATTCAAAAGGAATTATACTAACCTCTCTTTTTTGGTATAAGCCATTATAATTAACGTGAATAGCTACACCGCCAAATTTACCATAATCTTTAATTAACTTTCTAGTAAATTTATCCGCAGTTTCTCCACTTGAATTTACTTTATTTTTATAGAAAGTAGTGTCTTTTAAACCACCACCGAACACAAATTTCTCGTTCAATTTTAAACAAGTCTTCGCCGTTCCTGAATCATTTACAATATCAATTACTCGTTGTGGATATTTATTATCGAAATCGTATTTCTTAACGAAGAAACCTACATTATCAACAACATCTATACGCTGAGTAACTTTTTGAGCCGTACTTTTTACCTTAGCCATTATTTACGTTTTGCTCTAGTTCTTTTTACAACTGCAATAACTTCTTTGATTTCTTCAGCTAGTTCTTTAATGTCTTCTTTAATACCAACTAGTTTTTGCCAATTCTCAGGAACTTTCTCAAAGAATTTAATCAATGTAGGATTGTGTTTTAATGCAGAAATACATTGCTTGTCAGTTGAATGTTCAGTAATAGTATCCGCACCGAATGACATTACCACACTACCTTTTTTTACGTGAAATTGTTTTTCCATTTTCTCTTTTATTTTATTTATAATATTAGGTCTTTTTAATGCAAAAAATAAGTCTTCTATACATTCACACTTTTGAGCCTTATTTAGACTTATTCCAAATAAATCAATATTTAATCTATTAGCTTCTTGCCACTCATCAGAAAGGTGGTTACCTCTCCAATCTTGCTTAGTCTTTTCGTAGCTTAATACTTTGTTAATTCTGTTTTCCATATTTAAAAAAAAAGGGCATCAAATAAATGACACCCTTAAAATTAACAATTATTTTTGAATTAATCCAAAATACTATCAACAACCGCTTTTGAAGTTGCATAATTTGTAATGAATAGAGAGTTAGGAAGTCTAGGCTCTTTATTATTGATTGTTGTAAAAGTGAAATCAAATGCTCCTTGAGTATCTGCGTTATTTGGATCTCTTTCAAGAACTGACATTTCCAATCCTGTAGTTAAACCGTAGATTTCAAATGCTGAATTTCCTGAAACACCTTTATAATAGTTTTCTGTTATAATAACAAAACGACCATCTTTCATTGAGTTAAGTTGTTCTTTAATCTCAGGTGATAAGTCAAAACCTTTCATTTGAACAGAGTGATCAAACATATTGTTAAACCCAACTTTAACCATCATTGCTTTAGGTGCAATAGAATTATTTTTACCATCAATTTGGTAAGCAAATTTACCAACTGTTAAAACGATATCCTCAACAGTTGCCGTGTTTACAGCATCAAAAACGATAGAAGAAATATCATCATAGTTAAATATTACTGCTCTGTCACGTGTTCCGCCTTGCATCGGAGTTTCGCAACTAATTAAAATGTTTGAAGCAATTGCTCCACATACTACTGACATATTTTTATTTTTTTAAAAGTGAATAAAAAGGGAGTTTTTAAGGCTCCCATTTAATATTAATATGCTACTTGAATTTCGTAATCCAATACTACTTTTGCATCTATATTGAAAGCGAAATCAATGAAGTTTTTCTTAGATTTTTTATCATTAAAAACGTCCATTCCTGACATTGCAGTAACTTCTTCAGTACCGATTTGTAAGTTTGTAGGTGTTACCAATAATGCTCTGTGAGGTAAATGATAAACAGTACCATTAGAGTAGTAAGAACGAATAATCCTATCCCATAAGTTGAAAGAATAAACTTCGATTCCACCAGACTTAAGTAAAGTAATACCGTTTTCAAGTCTTTCAGTTGTGAATGCTACGTTATACGCTAATAATTCTCTCTCATATTGATCAGCAACCGATTGAGTAACTACATAAACTAATCCTGCTTGTTCACGTAATCTGTAATCAGCACCAAAACGCATATTTTGTAAAGCATTTGAAACAACTTTGTTAGTTGTATCTGTAGCTGTGAACGCTTGTAACGCAAATGACGCTTGACCATTTCTAGACGCTAAATCAGTTGTTTTTCTAGTTGCATCTCCCGCAACAATTGCAAAGATTTGTTTCCAAAATCCGTCAATTTTGTTGAAATAAGCTAAATCTGTACCATTTGTTACAACACCACCATCAACAACATTTTCAGCAGTTGTGTCACCAAACCAAGCAATTCTGTAGATAGCTTCCTGAATAGCATCTGTTACTAGTTCTTCAACAAAGTTTAAGAAATCTGTTCCTGTTAAATCATACTTTTCAATTCCTTTTTTAGTACCATACAAAAAGAAAGTTTCTTTTAAATCAGTCCAACAAGACTCAAATCTATCAGAAACTACTGCAGGATTCCAAAACTTCTCAGTGTTTACAATTGCGTTAGTTGCTGAAGATGGATCACAAGAACCAGTTCCTTTTCCAACTAAACCACCCAATCTACCTAAGATTGCGATTTGTTTTTTCGCTACTATTCCATTCACCACGGAATGAAATTTTGTTAATTCTGGTTTAGAAAATGCACTTTCAAAAACTGCTTCTGATACTGCTTTGATTTCTTCTCCGTTGAATGTTAAATCTGTTACATCAATTAATGCCATCTTGTTTATTTATTTATTATTTGTTTTTACTAATTAATTTTCTTTCTGCCATTTGTTCTTTAATTGTCTTCGGTGTAGCAACTTCACGAAATACAGTAGCTTGAGCAGGTGGTGTGAATGTACTCCCTACTTTCGCTAGTTCTTCCATTTTAGCAACAACTGTTTCAGCTACTCCGTTTGCTTTATCCAATTCCAATTTCAAAGCTTCGTTTTCTAACTTTAAAGCTTCATTTTCTGCCATTAAAGAATCCATTTCTTCTTGCGTAGGCATTGCTGAAAGTTCAACTTCAACTTCTAATTCAGGTGCTTCAGCTTCCATATACTCAGTTACCATACCGTCAAGAATAACGATTGTAGCTCCCTCAGTAGTTAAGTAAGTTCCATCAGGTGCCATTGTACCGTCTTCTAACATAACTGGATCACCAATTTGAATATCATCAAATGGCAATTCTAAATTACCTTTATCCGTTTCAACCATCATTGCTAGTTCAGTTCTTTCAACCGTAGCAACAATTTCTTCTCCTTTTAATATAGACATAGCTAATGCTACACGCTCCATTAATGGTTTTTTCATATTTGTCTGTTTTTGATTATAAATTAGAGCCACCGCTCTTTGTTGCTGTTTTGGAACTATTGCACTTGCAAAGTTTAATTTCAAACATTGGTCAGTTGTCAATGAAGTTTCAATTTTCATCAAACCGCTAAGAGCTTCTTTACTTACTCCAGTAGCTTTTGAATAATTGTTAATCATTTCGCTTTCAGTTTCCTTGATGTTTTTAGACATTTCTTCAAGTGCTGAAGCATCTCCGGTAACATTCATTAAAAAAGGATTGTGAATAATATAAGCTGTACCTTCCTGAATAAATCTATTATTCAAAGGAACTGATAAATGAATTTCTGTAGCAATTGACGCACAAAGATTTTCAGCTATTGTGTTAACATTTCCAAGTGAACTAAGAAATTGAGCTATTGATCTACCAACTTCAACATATCCGCCTTCGCTATCAATATGTACATTAATTGTATCAACTTCTCCAAGTCCTTGAACTTGTGAAACTACATCAATTAACTCCACACCTGTTTTGGTTATCGTACCATTTTCATCGTATGAATTACCAATTTGACCTTTAATATAGATATTCCCTATCATATTGTAAATTTAAGTTATTGTTTTTGTGTTAATTTGACTAAAAAACGTCAAAGATTTATAAGTAATAGTTAATTGCTATTTCGGGGTGTAACATTTCTAAAACGTTAAACATTTCAATTCTGTGAATAGCCATTTCAGTTACGATTGTTTCAGCTAATGTTCCAACTATCTCATTATCGTGACCACAAATAAGCACGTTTTTTAACCCTAAATTTGTAGGTACTAATTCATAGTAAAAAAAACCATTACCATAATCTATTACTCTACTTGTTTCAACTAAAAATTGTTCCATAATTTTATAAAATATATCCTATTAAATGTTGCCATTGTGTAACCGTAGCTAATGTACTTGCTCCGTTTGTTCTAATTGATTGAGAAGCCAATAAAGTAGTTATATCAGGTAGATTGTCTGTTATTGTACCTTGAGCCGTTAACCCACTTGACCTTTCAGTTATTCTGTATTTAACCGTTAACGTATTAGGTTCATTGTACATTTCAAAAACATACACATTATTCATTACCGCCCCTGCCGTTCTGTTTGCGGGAAAATCCGCTCCCAAATCTATTTTTGAGGTCGTACCATTTGCACTATGAAATATTTGTAAATTCAAATCACTTGCATCACTTCCAATACCTACAAAATTCATTAATGATTCAACGTTTATTAAATTGTTAATCGTAGATAAAGTTGAAATTGGTAGTAATCCGTGAAATTGTTTTGCTCCAGCCACATATGAAGCATCTTGAATCATCCAACAAACTGAAAAAAGGAAACCTTGACCAACTGAATGTCTTAATGAAGCCGTACGAATACCA